AATGTTATTTTCGCGATTTTGGCCTGGCCCAGGAAACCTCCTTTAAGGCCCAGCTTGTTATTATATAACGAGAGGTCCTCAACGAAGAGGGAGAAGCAAAATCGCTCTAGCAATATAGTTTGGGAGTCTGGTTAGACTCCCCGCACTCAGTTCCGTGTGCGACTAAGTCCCAGAGCATGAGTGCGGAAAGCATTACCGTGGCTACACCACCCACCACCCAGCAGCCAACCACGGAAGACGTGGTCTTCCAACCAAGTACCACCGTCGACCCAACCCAGCCGCTCCGAAGGTTCGCCTTCAAGTGCGCGAATGTTTTCCTCACCTATTCACGCTGCAACCTCACCCCCCAGGAGGCAGGTGAACATCTCTGGGATCTCGCACGCCCATGGACTCCTGCTTACATTTGTGTTTCTGCTGAGCTTCACCAAGATGGGACCCCTCACCTTCACGCTCTTTTACAGAGCATTCGTCCTATTACAACTAGGGATCCTCTGTTTTTTGACATGCAGATGTATCATCCTAACATCAAAGCTGCTCGCAGTTCAAACAGAACTCGAGACTATATCCTCAAGAATCCGATTTCCACTTTCGAGAGAGGTACATTCATTCCTCGTGGAGGAATGGACCCAGGGTCCAGCGCTGGGAATACCCGTCCTGCAACCCGAGATCAACGCATGAAAGAGATCATGAACTCTTCTACCACGAAGAGTGAATACCTCTCTGCTATCCAAACTGCATTTCCATTCGAGTGGGCCACCAAACTGCATCACTTTGAATACTCAGCCGAAAGGTTGTTTCCAACAGCTGCATCACCCTTCATACCACCTTCGATACCATCACCACCTGATCTCATGTGTCACGAGAGGATTGAGGAATGGCAGTCCGAAAACCTTTTCCAGGTACACCCTATGATATACATGCTTGAACATTCTGACTGTCCTAACATCGAGCAAGCTGCTGAAACTCTTAAATGGATGCATGACACCACCAGGGAGATGCTAGCGCAAGGCAGCATCGACCCAGGAGCCTATATATCGTCGGCCCAACACGAACAGGAAAGACAACTTGGGCTCGCAGCATCGAGCCTCTTAGACACAACTACTGGCAATTTACAATAGACTTCCTACGGTACAACAACGAGGCACGTTACAACGTCCTCGACGATATACCGTTCAAGTTCTGTCCGTGTTGGAAGCAGCTAGTAGGTGGCCAGAAGGACTACACCGTCAACCCGAAGTACGCAAGGAAGACACAAATAAAGGGAGGTATCCCTTCCATCATTCTAGTCAATTACGACGAAGATTGGTTGAAGGTGATGACTCCAGCGCAGCTGGACTACTTCTACGACAACTGCGTTGTGTATCAGATGGAACTTCATGAGAAGTTCTACACTCCCTCTTAGGGAGTTATGTAATTCATATAGTGTGTTTTTTTTCGATGTCATGCCCCCTGCAACGCCCTTAGCCGCCACCGTTTTTTCCCCGCCGCCCTGTATTGTGTGTAATTTCCTCGACAACCGAGGTCTATGTATCGTGCCTACGGCACCACCATGATGTACAACATCATAAATAAAATAAAGGCTTTATTGATTTCCAACAGATTTGAAGTACAAACGGGTCCTTCCCATTACATTGAAGATAACCCCGTTACCACTCGCAAACGCGATGTACAGAGCACCCTTCTTTATACTTCCAACATCACCGTTTGCGTCGTTCTTCCACTCAGTTTTAACACCGAGTCCCTTCGCAAACTTCGTGAAATTAATCGACTTATTACATGGATACCACGCCGTATTCGCAGGCACAACATCACTGCCAATCCTACCGTTGGTCTCGAGGGTAAACGTGTACCGACGTTTAATAACGAATCGATGACACACCTCCCTTGAGACCGCCCAAGTATGCGGCCAGTCCACCAGAGTGCTCTCCGGTGCAAAGATGTCCTTGATGGCCGGCTGAGCTCCGTTCGGCTGCGCATCGTATATCAACCATATACAGCAAAGCCCCTTGTTCGAATACTTGCATGCTTCCGCAGGCACATATATATAGTAATTCATAGCGACCTTGTACGTCATAGTCTCACTGGTATGCCTCTGACTCTCGTCAGAACCTCGGCTGTAACTGCCGAGTAGTGATATCGTACCTCCTTTTCGGACGCCTATCTCCGAAGCCCCCGTCGCAACGAGAGTCTGGATCTGAAGACTTGGTCGTACTCTTACCCTCCGGTTCAGATTCAATTTCAAGCTTCTCGAAGCGGTCGACCTGGATCTCTTGTTCCAGGCCACCTCGTCCGCCCGACTGGATCTCTTCCTCTTCCCCGTCGTCGTCGTCATCAACGTCGACGAATTGTTCAACAAGACGTATCCCCTTAGACAAGATGTCCAAGAGCCGTTGGACCAGTTCCCGGTTCGGTAGCGCCGCTACGTCCACGGTCGGCCCTAACTGGAGTATTGCCGAAACCAATCTCTTCCGTGCTCCGCTGTCGTTTCGCCCTAAGTAGAATGATGACATCTCTGATGAACCACCGATAAGATAGGTAAATAATACCTATCACCACGAGTGCTGTAACGAGAACAAATACGACACGGAACCACGGCTCCTCTCCTTCCGTGGTCGGAGCAGGAGGCGATTGGTAACCTAGATCTGGGTAGGTGGTGAATACCTGATATGTCGAGGCCGGCCCCATCGAAAACTTCGAGTGCAAGTAAGTCTTTAAAGACCTGAGTGAGACGGATTCCATTTAAATGCCTTTAATAATTGCTGTCCACTTTAGATGTGGGCCGCTCCGTCCACCATAGAGCGCACATGGTGGCCGTCGCTTTCCTGGGCCCCAAAATCGCTGC